TAAATGGTGTGCCTGCGGTTGGTGTTTCACCCATTAAAGGATCAGGTCCACCACCCAATAGTTGTGCTTGTTTAAACCATCTTTCAACAGAATCATTAAATACAGCTAGATTACGGGGATATGTGTCTAGTTGTCCTATCTTTCCTTCTCCCATTACTCCCAATACCTCATTATTATCAACATTTGATAGATTGTTTTTGCTCTTAAACGTAGGGTCATTTGACCAGAATAAGGTTTTAGACGCAGCTTCTAGCATCTCAGTAACCTTAATTTCATCCCAATTAGTCCAGATTTGTGATTCAAATAACTCTTCAATGCCACCCCTACCTAATGCTCTACCTTCCACTTTATCTCTGGCTAAGAACTTAAATGGTAATTCTGGTTCTTTATGTTTGAATAAAGTTACACCCTGTTTACTTTCATCCTCTTTCTTATAAAAGCTAATCACTTGGATTTGGTGGACATCTTCTTCTTCCTCATCATATTCGTCTGTGTCAGACTCAATCAACCAGTTTTTAGGCAATAAGCCGTGTACTTCATATACCTTAATTGTCTTATCATCTTCTTTTTTAGCTAAGACAATCAACTCCTCAATACTAACTGTTGCACCATAACTGTCCTGTCCCCACTTCTTATTAGCTTTTCTAAGCTCTGCAGGGCTATATTCATACTCTATGGCAAACGGATAAACCAGAATATCTGTCTGATTGCAGAAAGCTAGAGTCCTTAAGTCAATGACTTCTGGTCTAGCATCATCTGTTTTCTTGACCAAAACACCACCATAATTACAATAAGAAACAACCATATCATCAATAAATGTGTCCATTCCATTCTCTAATGCCCACTTATTGTGGTATTTATTAACTAACAAAGACTTAAAGTATTCATCAGGATTGTTTACATATAGGTTAATATCCTTAACATCAAAGCCTTCTGTGCGGTATTGAACATTCATTATTGGTAAGACAATGTTTTTGTTTGGTCTAAGATCTCTATTTTCGTTGTTATCTTCAAATTGGGAGTTTAAATACAAATATGAACGGCTTAAATGCCCTTTCATACTCCAACTCCAACCCTCCTCTAACTTAATACCTGTTTGGTTTTCGTAATCTTTTTGTCCTTCTTCAACCAAATCATAGACGTTTTTAATTTTTTCCATTGACATATAATTAAATAAAATACTACTAATAATTTAGTAGTATCTTACAAAAAACCAAGAAATCGCTTGGAAAACTTGATAGTCTTGCAAGATACTATCAAACTATAAGCGATTTTTTGTTATATTATTATCCTAAAAGATATTTTAATCTATTAGCCCATAATGCCCTAAAGTCCTTATTACCAAACAATCTTCTTAATAAGGGGGCATTAAACACCTTCTCACGAGTTTTATCACCTTGAGAGACTGTAATCACCCCTTTGCCTTTAATTTTATCCCAAGTTAAATCCATAGCAGTTAATGCGTCATAAATGCTTTCAGCTGTCTTAGTGATGGTTTTACCATTTGTTTCTAGTTTAACTTTGTATTTTTCTTCTGCCATATTATTTAAGTAGGTTAGTTACTTCTTCTTTACAGTTGTTTAAGTCATGCCAAGCTAGAGCGTTATTTTCAAGTCCTTCTTGCGTTTTATCTATGTTGTCTAAATGTTCTTTAAGTTCCTCATGTTTTTTCTTCTTTGTGTCTAGGGTTAGAATTGCATCACTGACATGATTAGCTTTGTCTTTGTCACCTAATTGATTCCGCAACTCTTCTATTTCTTTATTAACCTTTTCAATATCAAGGTTTTTGATTTCATCATCTGTGTCAGCTACAAACCTCTCTGACCACCTTAATGATACTATTTGTTTAAGCATCATTGAGGTTACTTTATCTCTCTCTTCATTAACGATTTTTTTGATTGTCATAAACGATTTTTTAGTTAATTAAATGTTTCTTTTAGTTCTCTAATCTTATCCTCATCCTCTAAATAGTTAGAATTAACCTTATCATCATCACCTTTAGCTTCATTCTGTTTCCATTTAACAATGAGCTTGATTAGTCTAGGATCAGTTGTTTTGATGGGTTTACCAACTATATCAGATACAGCTTTGTCTATTGTCGGCCCACGTTGTGGAGGTGGAGCATTCATCTCACCAAGGTTTAATATATCTTTTTTTTTAATTGTGTAGTCAAGTTGTTCCATAGCGATTTTTTATTTAATTAAGTGCCAATCAAGAGTAAAATGTTTACCAAACTTTTCTTTATACTCTTTAGCTAACTTGGGCAATTTTAACTCTTTATAGTTTTGTGTCAACACAGTAGCCATTGTATCTCTTATACCTAATGTGTAAAAGAATTTTTCATCTTTTTTAGTCATATAGCGATTTTTTTATTTTATTAAATTATTACTTAATGTGTGTATGTTTGGTTTTATCTTTAGTATTTTATCAATTTCACCTCTTTTAATATATTCATTTTCCTTTATTAATTTTCTTAGTATAATGTTGTGGGTCTAGTTCATCTTCAAACATCTTGTCCCAGTAGCTTACTTCCTGTTTAAGCCTTCCTAATGTTGTTAAAGCGTATCTAATGCCATCCATATGATGATCATCACAACTAGGATCAGGTACATTTAGTGTTTTACCATTCTTATCCACTAACCACATATAGTTTCTCTGTTCTTTTAAAATATTGAAACTGCGTCTGGTTACTGATATAGGTTGGTCTTGTACTAGCTGAATACCACTTGTTACACTATCTTTGCCTTTCTTACTAGCTACTACATTCAATCCATAAGCTCTAATCTCATCTATGCTCTTAGGTTCAGCACTGTCAGCTACTATTGTTGTTTGTGGCTTATCTAAAGCATTTAAGTAATCAGCTAACTGTTTATTACTCATTCCTTTTCTGTATAACTCTTCATCAAATATCCAACCACCATTATATTCATATATGCTACCAATAGCACTGGGGTCATTAGTATAGCCAAAGTCAAGCCATCTGCGTTCTAATCTAGCTTCATGTGGTACTTCTTCTATTGTCTTCCAGCCCTTATAAATAAGCTCTTCAATCTCACCTAGTTGTCCTAAACCATATACTTGCCACCAGGACTTGTTATGTTTATGTGCTTCTATTTCTTTGATTATCTGTGGATCTAAAGCATTTAAACAGTCCTGATAAGTCAATGTAATAAAGTCAATATCATCCCTTTTACCCATCATATCTGTGTAGAACCAGAACTCATTTGTGGGGTTCCAATCCATCCATATTATCTTCTTTGTTCTAGTTATTAACTGATCAACTATGTTATATGGTAAGTTGTTGGCTTCATTTACAAATAATACATCTCTACGAGGTCCGTGTGCTTTACCAAACTTATCAAATGAAATGAACTCCAGTATGCTCTTATTTTTAAATGTGTAAGTGAAATTAGAGGCATTCCAAGCATTATCACCCCAATAGCCTTGGGCTGTCATTATGTTTGTAAAGTCTCTAACTGCACCCAACTTTAAATGAGGTACGCTTTCAGCAACTACTGTCATTACTTCATTCTTACCACTCTGTCCTCTATCTATTAACCAAACCAATATACTAATTGTTTTACTCGCTGACGTCCCCCCCGCTACTGCTCTTATCCTCTTCTTCAGGCTGAATATCTTTTGTGTCGCTTTCGTGTTTTGAAATAGATTGTCCATTGAATATTGGTGTTATTTTGTCTCCTTGTGTAGTGTGGTCTATACTTTGTGGTGCTTTACCTAGAGCGTGTTCTAATACAAACTTAATCATATCGTTATTACCTTCCTGTGCTTTCTTGTGTGCAACCTTAATTAACCCAGCTACATCGTCTGGAGTTAGAAAGTCTTTAATAGTAAACTTCTTAGGTCTACCATTCTTATTTCCATTCCATTGTTCTCCGCTTTTAAACATAGTTGTTATTAGTTTAACTATTTCTCTTTTAAAGTTCTTTCTGTTTGTAAGCGTAGCTTATACCAGGTGTTATCTATTGATTTCTTAATGAAAGCTCTACCATCTCCTGTTTTAAAATCTTCTACAATAAGTAGACAT